ATCATATCTCATTTTTAGTGTTTGACCATCACTTGTAGAAAGAGTTAATGAATAAAAACGACCACCTTGTTCAGTGTATACAAATGATGCTTTTTTAGCTGATATTGCGTTAAGATCTATTTCTTTTAAATATCCTAATTTAGTAGATAATTCTCTTAAACTAACTGGAATATCATCTATAGCTAAATTTCTGTCATTTTCTTCATCTTCTTCGTCTCTAGTTTCTTCCATTTTACCCATCATATCTTTAACATAAGCTGCTTTTGGGTCTTCAGGTAATGTGTCTATCATACCTTTTTGAAGTAAAGCCATATAATATAATTTAGCTTTTTGATCTAACGATAAGTTTTTTATTCTATCCATTTTTTTATTTTTTATAGGGAAATGCTTTATTTAACTGATCTTTACGTTTTTTACAACCACAATCTTTTTTACCCATAGCTTTAGTAACTACATCTACAGCTTTTTTTATACCTGTAGCTCTAGTAAATTTTTCGACCGTGTCTCCTAATCCTTTACTTTGGTGACTAGGTAGTCCTGTTGAGTCTGAGTAACCTAATGGTTTTCCGAATTTGTCATAAATTTTTGCCATAATTTTTTATTTTTTTGCTCCTGGTTTTCCTGCGTTAAAGTTATTTTTACTAAATTCTAATCTGTCTACTAACTTAATACCATTTTCAGTATGATCAACTGCTACAAATCCTTCTGCTTTAGTTACCTTTAAGGTACCATCACCATTATCAATAAAATGTTTAGTAGCTACAGCTTTATCATATTTGGTTATAAATATAGCTTTTGCTTCAGAAAGTAATTTACTTACTTTAAATATATTTATTATATCTTGTTTTTGAGATTCAAATTCTCTAAGTTTTTCTTCGCCTGCTTGTTTTTTTCTTTCTTTTGATTCTGGTCGTTTAACTTTTTCTATACTTTTATCTACTGCTTGCTGATACCAGTTTTTAAATTTTTCAAAAGACTTAGAAGGATTATCTAAAAATTCACCTTGTCTTATTTCACTATTAATATAAGTATTTAAATTCTTTAAAGGTAAATTAGTATAATCTACATTTATTGAATCTGCTTCGTTTATTTTTTCTAATACAAATTTTTCTTCTTGATCACTTAATAAAATACCTGTATCATCTTTAAAATAAGCATCATCAAACCATACACTTGGTGATTTACTTAATCCACTTACATCAGCTCCAAATGAAGCACCACTACCAGGTTTTAAATCATTGTAAGTTGTGTGAAATATAATTCCTATTCTTGCTGCTATTATTTGCTTACCTATTTCAGAATTTGATTCAACTGCATATCTAATTGTATTAGGTTTAAAAGTGTAATGTGGAGTACCATCTATGTCTTCTGTTTCAACATCATCATTGTCAAACATAAAATCACCTTGTAAGATACCTTTTATTCCTACAGCAGGTAAATATTGTAATGCTAATTTTAATTTTTTAGCTAAACCAGCTGCATGTCCGTGATTTTCATCTATATCTTTAGGTGTGTAATTAATTTTTGGATTTACATTAAATACTGACTTAGTACCTACGAAAAATTTTCCGTTTTCAGGGTTAATACCTGTAAATATAGCTGGGGCACCATCCCATTTTACAGAAACATTTTTTATTGTGTTATCTTCTCCTTTTAAATTCTTAATTAATTCATATAAGAAATTTTTAGCTTGATTAAAACCATCTTGTCCTTGAGTTAATACTAATTCCTCAAGATGTGTTAAATGTGTGTTTGCCTTTGTTTCTGTTATAACTTCTACTAATTGTTCTTTCCACCAATTTTTAGTGAATACACCTTCTTTTTTCATTCGTTTTGTTTTTCTTTTAGAAGCCTCTTTACGTTTTTTAATATATTCAAAACCTGATCTTAATTTAGCTTTCTTTTTAGGATCTTTAGTTCTACTTAAAGCTGCTCTTACTCTTTGGTGTATTAAATTTATTACTTGAGATTTACGAGCATGAGATTTACTTTTAAATGATTTTTTACTTAAAGTGTCTACTATGTCTTGTCTAGTTGAAAATTTAACTTTAACTGTATCTTTAGGATTTTCGTCTGTATATAATCTTCTACTTGATCCTTTAGGTTTTTTACCTGTTCCTTTTTTAGGATCAGCTTCATTTATATTTTCTTTATGAGTTGTTGTTTTTAATGTTTTAGCTAAATTTAAGGCTTTAAGATATTTTTTATTTTTTTCACTAGGATTATCCATTTTCTTTATCTTTGAAATTGCTTGATTTATCTTAGATAAAGGAATTTTATCACCAGCTTTAATTTTTAATCTTTTTCTAACTGTGCCTTGTTTTAAATTACCTTTTTTCTTACCTTTAGCCGCCATTTTTTCGTAAGTATCTCCTTCATTTTTAGCCATTTTAGTAGCAGTTGCTATTTTAACTGACTTCCAATCTTTACCATAACGTTTTTTAAATTCCTTATCTGGTAAACTTTGAGCTATTCTTTCTTCTTTATCTGATAAGTCTCTTTCTTTATGTAATTTAATAGGTATTTCTCTTACTTTTGTAGCTCCTGGAACTATTATAATACCTGAATTATTATTAGCTATTATTTCTACTCCATTATCTCCAATTAATTTAAGTTGATCATATGCAAGATTATCCATATCTATCCTATTACTATCTATGTCAATAAAAGGTTTATCTTTATAAGGTGAATTTATTTTATAACCCATTTTTTGGATTGATTCTTTATATAATTTTCTTGTAAGTGTACCTTTTACATAACTTGGTACTTTATAACCACCCCCTCCATAGTTATTTCCTTTCATTTTAGACATATCCTTTTTTAAACGCTTCATGTTTTTAGCATGTTTAGCTTTTTCTTGCTTTGTCATCATACCCATCATCATTTCACTGACTGCTGCGGGGTCTTCAACTTTTAATCTTATGTCTGGATATTTATCTTTTAAACCTGCTACTGCTACTCTGTTTTCTTCTGAATCATCAATAAAATAAATTGTTTTATAACCTTTATTTATATGTTTTTCAATCCAATTAGCTTTATCTTGACCTGTTACTTTACCTTTTACTTGTAATCCTAAAGGTACAACATAGGCAGCTAATCCTAATTCTTCTCTCATATATCGAGTAACAGGATGTCCTATAGAACGAGCTGTTAATATGGTAGTTTTTATATCTGGCCTACTTAATGAATTTTTTAATTTATTTACAACTTTACTATTTACAATAGCATCATCTATTTGTTTTTCAAATTCAGAAAAATCATATTTAATTTCTAAACTGCCTAATTTTGCTTCTAATGCTTTACTTTCTTCAGGAAAATTTTCAGCTGGTATTAATATTTCTTTTTTATAATCTCCACTAGGACTAGTTATAGTTGTTCTAATGTTAGCTTTTACTCTAGCTATTGTGTCATCAAAATCATAAGCATGTAAAACTTTACCAGTTTCAAATTGAGCATCTTCATACATTCCTCCTTGAGTGTATGTACCTCCTCTACTATATTTTGCATTAGAATCCATATCATCTGGTTTTGAATAACCTGCTTTATATTCACTACTTTTAGCAAAATCATAGTATTTGTTTTTAGGATCATAAAAATCCTCTTCTAAACTTTCTCCTACTGGAGGAAAGGGTTTTTTATTAAATTTATTAGATGGTTTACCATCCCATGAACCTGGATTTTTAGTTGCTTTACCATCCCAACTACTTTCTTCTTCTAAACCCGTTACTATACTCCAAGCTTCATTTTTTTGTTCGTCTGATAAATGTTCAGGTAAAGAATATTGAAATAAAGCTTTATCATTCATTTTAATAAAACCTCTCATTTCTGTTCCCGATACTCCTCCTGCTTGTGGGGGTACTAATTTAGTTTCAAATGTAATTCCTTTAGGTTCAGCAAATTTAGGTATATTTTTAAAACGAGTGTCACTAACATCTTTTTCACCCATTCCCAAAAATACTGTAGATCCTTCAGGTGCTTCTTGTTCTATAAAATCATAAACATCTCTTACTGGAGAAACTCCTGCTGGTCTAACTTCTAATCCTGAATCATTTTGTGTGTAAAGTTTCCATAATTTAAGAGACATAGCTTGAGTAATACCATCTCTTTCTTTTGGTCCTACAAAAATTATAGTAGTATCTGCACCTGTATTTGCTGATAACCATTTAGCCATATTATAATGGCCTGCGTGAGGTGGTTTAAACCCACCAGGTAAAAGTGCGATTTTTGACATTAATTGTACAGTTTGTTATAAATATAAACCTTTAAGACAAGGCTAGCCTCTTTTTCATTAGTGTAGAGGTAGTTAATTTTATTGCTTTATGTAGTAATTTTGTAAAATCTTTAAAACCTAATTCAGACGGATCTTTATCACCCATTTCTATAAGGTAAACCTTTTTTCCATAAGACATAAATGTTTCTGCATGATTAAAAGCGTCTTTTAAAGCGTCTTCATCTAATGCAAGATATATTTTTTCTACATTACTTTTAATAATTTTTTTCATTAAGGTTGTAGATAATTTTTTACCAAATAATGGAATTGCATTACGTTTTATAGCCATAGCATCAAACGCACCTTCACATAAAATCACGGGAAGATCCCAGTTTATATACATTTCAAACCCAATTATGTCCTTAGTACTGGAAGCCAACTTATGTTTAATATACGCGTTTTTATCAAATGAACGGCCTACATAATAATTTAAGAAACCATCTTTATCATATGATGGAATTACAACCATATTTTTTAATGGTCCTTGTTCACAGTAATGTAAATCATATTTTACTACGTCTTGTTGAGTAATTCCTCTTTGATTTA